CCAGGCGACTTTATTAAGTATGGAAACGGTGACTATTTGAACTGGCCAACTCATAGAATTGATGGGCAGGACTTTCAAATAATTCAAGAAGCTGACATTTGTGCTATTGTGGAGGAAACATGAGAGAGTTAATTAATGCAAGAATCCAAGACTTGATGGCCAAAGGCCGCGAGCTAGAACAGCAGATACACCAAATCAATGGTGCGTTGCAACAATGCCAGTGGACGCTGGCCGAATTGGAGAAAGAAGATGCCCCTAAAGAAATCGACAAGCCCGAAAGCGTTTGAAAAAAACATTAAGACCGAGATGAAAGCCGGTAAACCTGTAAAACAGGCCGTGGCAATTGCGTACTCGGTTAAGCGCGAAGCTGAAAAGAAGAAGAAATGAAGCACGACAAGCCAATTGCCCACAAGACAACTGGTAAGGGTAAGACCTACAACCCTACAGAAAAGGGCGCAGGAATGACCGCTAAAGGCCGTGCTGAGTACAACGCAAAGAACGGCAGCAATCTCAAGCCGCCAGCTCCTAATCCTAAGACCAAAAAAGATGAAGGCCGTAAAGCCTCCTTTTGTGCGCGAATGGAAGGCGTAGTAAAGAACGCTAAAGGACCGGCAGAACGTGCTAAAGCATCCTTAAAGAACTGGAATTGTTAATATGGCTACTAAACCTGGACTCTACGCAAACATCCACGCAAAGCAAGAGCGCATAAAGCGTGAAAAAGCTGAACATAAGCCTGTGGAAAAGATGAGAACGCCTGGCACTAAAGGCGCACCCACCGCCAAAGCATTCAAGGAATCGGCTAAGACCGCAAAGAAATGACCGAAGTTACCGAAAAACGCCCAGTTGGTAGACCAACACTCTATGACCCCGCATATTGCGAAACAGTTAGAGAGTTAGGGCGCATCGGTAAATCTGTCGAGCAAATCTGCTATCAACTTAACGTTAGTCTTAGAACTATTTACTCATGGCGTGATGCACATGAAGAATTTTTGCACGCCTTGGATGATGCAAAGACTTATGAGCAGGCTTGGTGGGAAGAGCAGGCATCTTCTTACATGGTGGAGAACAAGGAAAGTGACCGATTGAACGCTACGCTGTGGTCTAGATCAATGGCTGCAAGGTTTCCTAAGAAATACCGTGAAAGCACAAAGCAGGAAATCGTAGGCGCAGAGGGCGCACCTTTGTTAGCCGGCATTCAAGTGACCTTTGTCAAACCAAGTGAGTGAAGTAAGTAACGCACAGTTTCCTGTAAAGCTGGCGTGTTTATTTGAACCGCCTAAGTCCCGATACCGCGTTTTGTATGGTGGGCGAGGCGGCGCTAAGAGTTGGGGTGTGGCAAGGGCGCTGTTAATCAAGGGCGCTAAAGAACCCTTACGCATTTTATGTGCGCGCGAATTTATGACCTCAATGCGGGATTCAGTGCATAAGCTACTGACCGACCAAATCATTGACCTTGGCCTGCAATCATTTTATGAGATTACCCAAGCCAGCATTCGCGGCAAAAATGGCAGTGAATTCAGCTTTGTTGGCTTAAAGAACAATGTGGCCAACGTCAAATCCTATGAGGGCGTGGATGTATGCTGGGTAGAAGAAGCCCAAACGGTGACGCGGTTAAGCTGGAACGTGCTGATTCCTACCATTCGCAAGCCCGACAGCGAGATATGGGTGACATTTAACCCTGAGTTGGAGACAGACGAGACTTACCAGCGGTTTGTAGTACATAAACCCGAAAACGCAGTGGTAACCAAGGTCAACTGGTCGGACAATCCTTGGTTTCCTGAAACGCTAAAGCTAGAGATGTAAAGCCTAAAGGGGCGTGACCCTGAAGCCCACCGCACGGTTTGGGAAGGTTTCTGCCGGCAGACAGTGGATGGCGCTATCTTTGCCAAAGAGGTTCAGTTTGCCGAGCTGGAGAACCGCATCACCCGCGTTCCCTACGATGCCACAAAGCCTGTACACGCGGTATTTGACCTTGGATGGGCAGATGCCACAGCTATATGGTTTGTGCAATTTATCGGCATGGAAACGCGTTTAATCCGGTACATGGAAAACAACCAGCAGACGATTAGCCATTATTTAGCTGAAATGCAAAAGTTTGGCTATATCTACGACACGCTGTGGTTGCCGCACGATGCCGAGAATAAGACGCTGGCCGCGGCTGGTCGGTCAATTGAGGAAATTGTCAGAGCTGCGGGTTACAAGACGCGGATAATCCCTAAAACGCCAGTGGTCGACAGCATTAACGCGGCGCGTACCATTTTTAGGTCATGTTATTTTGATAGAGAAAATTGCTATGATGGTTTACAATGTCTCAGGCACTACCGCTATGAGGTCGACCCTGACACCAAGCAGTTCAGCCGCAACCCGCTGCATGACCAGTATTCACATGGCGCAGATGCGTTCCGGTATATCGGCTTGATGATTAACGAACCTAAAGAGCGTAGGAAAGCAAAACCGCTGCCAATGTACGGCAGTCAACATTCTTGGATGGGCTGATGGACGATTACGAACCAATAATTGACGAAGCCAAAGACTTCCTAAGATTCTGCAATGACGCAGACACGATGAACCGTCAAGAAGCGCTTGAGGACTTAAAGTTTGTCAACGGCGACCAATGGCCAGTTGAGCTGCAAAACAGCCGCAACTTAGAATCTCGCCCGATACTTACGATCAACAAACTGGATACTTATTGCCGGCAAGTAACCAACCAGCAGCGCCAGCAACGCCCACGCATCAAGGTACACGCTACCAACACCCAAGCAGACGCTAAGACCGCACAGGTTATATCAGGCGTGGTTAGACACGTTGAGGTCAATTCCAACGCCGACCATGCCTACGATAACGCCTTTGACTATGCTGTTCGCATGGGATGGGGTTATTGGCGCGTCAATACACGTTATGTGCGGGAAGATTCATTTGATCAGGACATCTTTATCGACCCTGTGGACAACCCTTTTACAGTTTATTGGGACCCAAACAGTATTGCGCCTGATGGCTCGGACGCTGAAAAGTGCCTGATAACCACAATGATGTCAAAAGAGGTATTCCGCGCACAGTACCCTGATTGTGACGATGGAACCAGCTTTAGCCCACGCGGGACTGGTGACAGTCAATCTGAGTGGATAACCAAAGAAGATATACGGTTAGCCGAATATTTCTACACGGTGCGGGAAAAGGCCAAGCTTTACCATTTGTCCGATGGGACTATGAAGTTTGCTGATGGCAAGGACTTTTTTGAGCGTATTAGCTTGGCAGGCTTGAGCGTTATTGATGAACGCCCCAGCTACAAAAAAACAATCAAGTGGAAGAAGATGACCGCAATTGAGGTTATTGAAGAGCGTGATTGGCCAGGCCGTTACATTCCTGTCGTTCCAGTCTATGGCCGCCACGTTGTAATTGGCAACAAACGCAAGAAATTTGGCATGATTCGCCACGCCAAAGACCCACAGCGTATGTATAACTTTTGGCAAACCAGCTTGACCGAAAGCATTGCGTTAGCGCCAAAGGCTAAGTGGGTGATGGCCGAGGGTCAAGACGAGGGACACGAAAACGAATGGGCGCAGGCTAACGTTAAGTCCACCGCTTATTTGAGATACAAACAGCGCGACATTGATGGCCAACCAGCGCCACCTCCACAGCGTTTACAGCCTGAACCACCTCCAGCGGGAGCTATGGCTGCGGCTGGTGCTATTAATGAGGATTTGCAGGCGATTATGGGTATATTTGACCCACATCAAATGCCCACAGGCAATATCTCAGGCAAAGCGCTAAATGGCCAACAACAGCAAGTTGACCTTACAAACTTTGACTATTACGACAACCTGACACGTTCTATATCGCATACCGGCAAGATCATTCTTGACCTTATTCCCAAGATTTACGACTCAGAGCGCGTAATGCGGATTATTGGGGATGATGGCAAGCCTGAGCTGATTACCTTAAATGAGCGCACAGCGGTGGGCGAAGTGTTGAATAATGTGACTGTTGGCGAGTATGACGTGGTGATGGAGACAGGGCCAGGCTACAACAGCAAGCGCCAAGAGGCCGTAGATTCAATGATGGGTATGTTGTCGGCTGACCCGACTTTGATGCAAACTGCTGGCGACTTG